GTTAGATGTTGTCGTTGAAATCGTGAGTGGTCCTGGTGTAGCAAATGCAGTCCAAGGATAATAGGTATCACTCTTATCCCAAACTGAACCAACGCCTGGGTTTGTTGACATGAGAGGAACCGCACCAAATTTATGGATTGCGGACCAACCGTCTAATTCGCCTGCAGCGATAGGAATGTTTGAAGCGATACCAAATGAGTTAATAATATTGCCATCTTTATCCGATAGCATAAATGCTTCAAATAAAGTTTTATTATTATCTAAGTATGCTTGATTATTCTTGTTCCAAATAGCCATTTACTTTTGCCACCCTTTAATATATTCTGAACTGAAGTTTGCTTTACTAAATCCTAAACGGTCAACAATCTTTAATGCGTTTGTTCCGTAATGGTCAATAGCAACAAAGCCTTCTTGACCTGTAACTTCAAATCCTTTACTTGTTTTAAGAAGGGTTCTTATGCCTTCTACTTTATTTAATTTATCTATAATAACATATTTAATATCAACAAGCTTATCATAAAGGGTAAATATGTCAATAATCTTTTTAGTATTTTTAGAATCAAAAACGGCTAATGCAGCCGCGGCCTTATCCATTTGCGTTTTCTTTCCAGCTGCTGTCGATCTTTTATCCGCTTCCTTTTTATAATAGTTTTGTATAAAAGATTGAAGATCTCTAACAAATGGTGCAACCGCTCCAACTCGTTGACCGTCTCTAACTTTTGAATTGATGAATGTATTAACTCTCATATTGAGTTCTTCGTTCTTTCCAAACTCATTTAAAATTTTTGCATCAATGGTTCTGAATAAACTTCCTGCATCCGATAGCATTTTTGTCATTGCATCGGTTTCAGCTTTTGTCATTGTTGCGTTACCAGACTCATCTTTAAACGTTGCATCTACGTGCCATACCGTTTTAACTTTTTTGAGTTTTGTTGAGATCGCCTGACCAAAACTTGCAGACATTGAGTCAAGACTTGGTCCTCCGTAAGTTGTATGCCAGACCACACCGATTTCTGAACCTGATATTGTTTTGCCGAGGCTGCTGTTTTTAGGTACCGCGTAAACAATGGTATTAGGATGGAAAGTAATATGCGGTTCTCCATCAATATTTTCTGTTTTAAGATCGCTTTTTGAATATAAGAAATCACCTTGTACTACTCCTTCAATTCCTATCTTGGCAAGTTCCTTCAATGCAATTTTAAATTTTGTATTAAGGTCGCCTTTTAGGTCATTATCTATTTCTGCATCAGTCTTATATAGTTTTGGAGTTTTATTAAATACTCCTTTCTTTGCCACAAAGAATTTTCCATCACTTGGATCAATTCCAGCAAAGATCGCAGGAGCGCCATCCCACTTAGTTGTCATACTTACAGGTGCTGATGTATTGCCTGAAAGCATATCTCTTATATTGCGCAAATAATTAATTACGTTTCTTGTTCCTGTGACACCGCCATCAATGACCGCGTCCTCGAGATGGGTCATATGTAAATTTTGTGCAGCTTCAGCTATATAATTTTTATATGACTTCATCTTCCGTCCTTCATTCGTAAAAACCCGTTACGTTTAAAATCTTTTTCAACTCTTTTATGAACCATAGCAGCAATATCATCAAGATCTTTTAGATTACTGCCACTTCTTAAATCTTTTTCTAATTTCTTTTTAACTTGAGCCAACAACGCATCTAGAACATCAGTGTCTCTTGCGGCTAAAGTTCCTTCAACCATTGAAGGTTTAAATGAGTTAATCCATTTAATTGCTTTTGCATGTCTTATAGGTTTCTCAGCAAATTTCTTACCCCATTTATAACCGACTTGTGCAGAGTTTCGCCATTGTTGTCCTTCTGAATTATCAAGGATTAAAAGATTTTCTCCAAACAATCCTTGGAATCTTCCGATGTTATTTTGAACACCTTTCCACATTTGTTGAACTGTTGTATCAGGCAACGAACGCGATCTTGCTTTATTTCTGGCAAGAGCCGTTTCTAAATCTGTATTTACAAATATCATTGCCACTTCATATCCTAATGATTTCAAGTTAAGTGCTTGTTTTTTAATTTTTTCAGCATCTTTTCCTGTACCATCAATTACCAAACCCATACGACCTTCAATCCATCTCTCAAATCGCATTCCTGTTAATTTCTTTGCTCTATCTCGTATTGCTTGTCCTTGGGCAGAGAAAATAGTTTCAGCATCCATTGCCAATCCAGCTTTATTCATTGCTGCTTCAAAATCAACGTCTGAATTTACAACTTTAAATCCATGAGTTGTTAAAGATGTTTGACCGACCATAAAAGATTTGCCTGAACCAGGTCCGCCTGCTAAAAAGATTGCTTTAAATATCGCAGGATCATTTGGTCCTTCATTTATATAATCTATAAACTTCTTCACAATGATACTTCTCCTGGTATACCATTAGCAAATAATATATCCAATCCTAAGAACTTTAATAATTGTGAAAACATCTGCCTTCCCATATTAGCAATCTTTTTCAATATTACAGAAATCTTTTTAATAATTTCCTGAACTGCTTTGATAACATTGGCAATAACTTTTTGACCAAGATTCTTTGCGGCTTGTCCTGCCTTTCTTATCATATCAAGAGGACCTTCTGCTAAATAATCTTCTGTTAATAATCCATTCACATTGGATAATTCTTCCATCACAACTTGTTTAAAAGTTTGAAGATCTTCTTTAATACCTAAACGCATTGCCGAATATGCTGGAGAACCTCCACCGCCTTTCTTAAATGCAACGTAAGGTCTAACTGTAGAGGCATATTTTACAATAATAGGATCATGAATAGATTGAATAGGCTCAATCTCTACCTTTCCACTCGGATCAAATTTTGCCAATAAATTTGCTGCTGCTTTTGCATTAGGAGAACCGAATTTATTGTTTCCTGTTGAAGCTTCAAGAACAACATATTTACTAAACAATGTATTTGCTTCTGTATTCTGATTGATATAGGATGCAAGCATATCGGATAATTCTTTATTGCCTTTATCCTTTTCCTGAAAATCAATTACTTCAGCAGATGTATCTCCTGCCTTTGATTTTTGATTTAAAACAGTAGCAGATTCCCTTGACATTAATGTTGTCATATTATCTTCAATACTTTGAACCAATCCAACAGCAAACTTTTTCTCATTACCCATTTCTGAAAGAGCGGCTTTTACAATCGCGATTGCTTCTTTCTTTTCGGCAGATGCTAACTGAGATCCACCTGCTTTCTTTAAACTAATCTTTTCTTTAAAATCTGAAGAGGCAAGATCGGTCTTTGGTGTTTTATTCTTTGCTCCTGCTTCTTTCCAAATAGGTCCAAGATCAACAGAACCAATACCACGACCTGTCTGTACTAATTGTCTTGCGGATAAACCAGAATTAAAGTTCTTGGCAATTGCGTATGCCTGTTCAGAATACTTATCCCAAAACTTCTGTGCAACCTCTTCGGTTGCTGGATCTGTTGATTGATTGTTTAAATTATTATAAGCATAAACAATAAGATCTTCCCATTCTGCACCAGAAGGAATTCCTCCTCCTTCTTTATAATGAGTAAAGGCGGATGCCTTGTAGGACAATCCACCTCTTATATGAATAACTTTGCCGTCAGGACCTTTAAGGAATTTTTCGTATTCTGAACCTTCTTTGCCAACAACAGCCGCAACTTTTTGGCCAGGACCAACAATTTCAAATACATCTCCTTTGTTGTATCCTAACTTGCCTAGTTCAGCAAAGTCGGAGCCTTTCCAAGAAACCTTATGCCCAACGACATAATCTGGTTTCATTATCGAAGCTTCAGAAATAAATGATTTGAACTTTCGCATGGATTACCTATTATAAATCTAATTACTAGTTATTTATACAGACAAAACTATCTGAGTTCTACATCACCAAAAACATTCCTGCCTTTCTTTTTATTTAATCGTAATCCTATATCGGTCTTATCAAATATAGGACCGTCGTCATAACTCTGATTCTTTTTTCCAGAACCGCCACCTCCAGGACCGTCAAGATTTATATTGTTCTGAGCAGATTCCTCAAGCTCATAAATCTTCATCTTGGATCTGTCAATACCGACTAGGAATCTTCGATAATAACTAATGTCTCCCCAACGATTCTTCAATTGTTTAATCATCAACTGATTCATTTCGTCAAGGTATTCTGAACTAACAAGACCGAAGATTGCATCGGCAGTATGAGTGATACCCATAGATTCAGAAGTATTAGTCAAATCAACATCAGAGTTTCCATAAGCATCCCTGTTATATTGAGAAGAAGTAACGATTGCACAATTATATTCCATTGCCAATCCACGAACTTCTTCAGCAATTGATTTAACCAAAGTATAACTGTTAGCGGCCGCCGAACCTCGAACACGAGACGATGAACAAATGTTTAAGTAATCAAGAAAGATAACATCAGGACTGAAGTTCTTTTTGAGTTTTAATTCGTTCAACAAATGACGGAAGTGACCGCTATGTGCAGATCCTGTTGGAAATTCTTTGATGACCAACTTACCTGTTGTTTTTGTTTTATATCTTGCCATTCGTTTTTCGTAAACATCTCTTGGAACTTCAACAACTTCATCAAGTGTAATATCCATAATGTTTGCGTCAATACGACGACCGATTTCTTCAGCAGCCATTTCCATTGTAATATACAGAACATTCTTTCCATACATTAAATGATTTGCCGCCATGTGGCATTTAAGTAAAGATTTACCACCGCCTGTTGTTGCCAACAAGACCGTCATAGATTTACGAGGTATGCCACCTTTAGTAATTTTGTTTAGGATTTCAATATCAAATGGAATCCGTTCTTCTTTACGATGATAGTGGTCATAACGTTCATCAATATCTTCAAGAAAGTCATGACCTACCGATTGGTCAAAGCTAATACCTAAACTATCAGATAACAGCCTAGGTATTTCGCCTTTACCAAGTTGAGAGTCCTGACCATCGAGAATAAGAATGGATTTACGAATAGAATTATATAAATCTTTATCTTGACAAAACTTTTCTGTTTCATCAATTAAGAATTCTATTTGTGTATTTTTATCAATAGAGATATCATCAACAAATGAATGTACTCCTTGATAAGTTTCTTCATTCAGATCCTTACGATGGTCAACGGCTATTTTTAAAGCTTCAACAGAAGGCGGCTCCTTGTACTTTTCAAGGTACTCGGAAGCCGTTTCAAATACTTTACGAAGAACTGTATCATCAAAGTAATCGGATTTCAGATAAGGGTATACCTTTCGGCAATAATCCTCATTCAGTATCAGATTCGATAAGATCGTCTTCTCGAGCATTTACTTCCTCCACCATTGTAAGCTTATATTTCTTTTCAATGAATTTATTGAACCTATTATCTTTAATTAAAGCTTCGAAGAAATCATCATCTTGTTCAATGTCTTTTCCTCTTCGCTTAGGTTCAATGATTTCACCTGTTTCTAGGTCGGTTGTATTATACCAACCTTGTGTTGCTTTTGTAATATGACCAGATTCAATCGCAAGGTCCATTAATGAACTCCACTTTTGAATACCAGAATCATACAATACGGTAAAAGGCAACTTAGCTTTTTCTTTAACATATCTTGACTTTTCAATATTGATAGTGAACTTAAAACCTGCCAAGTCAGTACCTTCTTTTTCCTGAGCCTTTGATATAATAAAGATTTGATTAGCTGAATAGTAAATACCTGTACCACCAGAAATAATATTCTTTGGGAACAAGCCGATTTCTTTGTATGTGTGGTTAACAGCAATACAAGGAATATCTTTTGTAGTCAGCTTTGGTGTGATG